CCGGATATTTATTTCCGTAGGAGGGGGTCCCGGGGGGGACCCACCTACAAAGGTCAATTTAAAGGGTTGACCTTCAACTTTGCTCACGCATCAGAAGGAAAGTTGCTCACCCTGCTCGTCAAGCAGGATCCAGTCAGCGCTAAGGAGGTTCTCTTGCCTCGACGAGGTCATGGAGATAGAGAGACTCAATGTGTTTGGTTTTCAACCAACGAGTAGCAAGGGGAAACAACTCCCTTGGCACAAAGAAACCTCTCTTCTCACAAAGCATCCTAAACGCCTGACAGACAGGACCTCGCGAAAGCTCGAAACGAATATGTCTCCGTTTCGAACCCTTCAAGAACTGAAGAGAAGAAACAAGGTTGACAACTTGTTCTACAGTTCTGGAAACGAAGGTCTTTCCTAAAAGGAAATCTACTTCAGTAGAGGATCTTAGTTCCTTAAACAAGGTTGTGAGACTCGCAACCTCATGAGGGACAAAGACTCCCCTCTCTTTGAGAGGTTTTACTAAAGGAGACCTATTGGAAACGAAAATTCCGCGATCGCTAACAGAAACTCCATAATCTTCGAATTGGAGTTTCGTTGCAATTTTGGAACAATCGCCGACCAAACGCGTCATAGTGTCCCGAATGGACTGTGACAGAACGTTTCTTAAGTCGGTATGGTCTTTACTAGGCCATGGGGTTAGCAGCCCCAGGGCTTTTAGGAAAGAGTCATATCGACCCAAATGAAGAGGACACGAGGCCCAAATCGAGAATTCTAGAAGTGAACTAGAAGATCTCGATAACATCCGGCTAAAGGTCAGACCAGCCGCTTCCGTGGCGGTGACCTTGAGACCAGGATACTCTTCATAAAACGCTATTACAGCAGAGACAACTTCGTAGGCAAGAAGCGGTTGCTTCTTGACGAATGCCTCGTAAACTGCTTTAGGCGAAACAGGCGTTATCTCTCTTCCGCGGACGAAATATCTCTTCGAGAATTCCGCCGCAGATGGAGAACCTGCCTTTGTTACGACAGATTTTCCGCGGGAGATCACGAAACCAGATACGTCACAAAGGGTAAGATAGATGTAAGAGCGCAAGCGCCCTTTTAACCATTTATCATCACCCTTTGTAAGAGACGTTATTCTGTGACACTTACTTTTGTCATAGAATCTAGATTTACCGTAGACGGGAGGAGTTTTCAAAGAAAACATCCCATTCCCGGAAACGTTAAATAACACCCGAACTGAATGACTGGTATCATAGATACCAGAACATCCAGGCGGCTCGATAAACTTACCAGGGGCTTGGGTTGCTAATCGATCACTCAAAGCTGTTAAGCAATGGTGAAAGATAGCGAACACAGGCCAGAGAGACCTTATACCCATTGGAGACCCTTTGTCATAATTGAAAAGATTATAGACAGTAGGATTCCCACCGGGTTTAGTCTTAAGTTCATCTGACAACTCATGAAGAGGGATAGGAGGAGTATATCTGACAGATTTACTTCTATCGGGTTTACAAAAATCCATCGCTACCTTAATTTTCATTAAAGTAAGCCATGGTTTTGCAACATCATCTCCTAAGACTTCCGAAACAATCGGATAAAGATGTTCAGCAACTGAAACAAAATCAGTTGCGGACGTCCAGTCGAAAGAGAAAGATTCTTCACTACGCCCAGTAATCTTACACAG